TAGCAGGAACGACAACTAAAAGAGCATTCTTTAACGCTAAAGGATTCGATAGAGTTTTAAGTCAAGGCAGACGCCCTCAAGAAGGTGCTGTGTATCCTCGTCCTAAAATACGAAGATCGTAACTATATAAATATTATTGTAGATTGATCTGCTCTAAAGATCCGCATATGTTCATGCGTTAAAAGACTACTTCAATCCTATTCAAGGAGAAGTATATGAACAATACGCTAATGTATCGTGGCGCAAGCCAACAAGTAAAAACCTCAAAAGTGAACAGCGGGTCAGAAAAGACCTATCGGGGTGCTGTTTACACAAAACTTCCTAAACAATCAAAAGCAAAAACTGCTCACACTTATCGTGGTGTAGCGTTTACTGCTTAGTTTCGTTCAGGTAAAAAGAGAGGGGGCATTGCGCCCCCTTTCGTCATTATGCGCTTGCTAGCGCACGATAACCGGCGGCTATCACTTTACGACTTGGAGTGCTGAGACGATAAAAAGTCTTGGTGCGACCTTTAGTGTCTGTATGCTCATTCGCATATACTGGAAAACCTTTCATTCTTAAAGAACTAACCATCGCACGAGCGTTACCTACGCTGTAGCGTGATTCGATTTGCTTACCAGTCAAGCCTTTTTCTGCTCCGTTAAGTGCTTCTAGAACTCGGGCTTGTTTTGATTCAGGGTTTACATTCAAATTCATACTAAAATCTCCGTAATTATAAAAAAATGTTACTTCTGGTACAACTTTCCTATAAGTTCCCAGTCATAACTGACAACACCGGTTACAGGGTCTTTCTCTTTTCCCATCTCGAATCCGGTGACTTCTTCGAGATACTTTACTGCTGATACTTGATCAGCAAATTCTTGGTTTTCACGATTGTTATTCAAATTAGGTTTAGCAACCCACATAATTTATCCTTATAAAATATTCTGTATTATTCCACTAATTAATAAAATAGTCATTACAACATTCAACAATATTAATGCCATATCTTTCCAAACGATTGCAACCCACGCCCACATGATTGTTCCTGCTGTTCCAAAGAACATATCATAAGCATACCATTCGGGTCCCATACTCCTGAAGATGACCGCAGCCATCACACATATAGTTGCGACCCATTTGATATACCATACGGGCGGATTAGACGCCATCTTCGTCAAAAACATATCCGCTATCATCACATTCAGTTAGTTTAACTTCACAATGAACTTGCTGGAAACAATCAACGCTTTCCCAACCATTGTTTTCAAGATTTTCATGATAACCCTCATCCCACAAGTCAGTGACCATGTCAATGATTTCTTCAGTTCGATCTTCATCGACTTCACCCTTAGGATCCTGCAGATACCAATCACCTGAACAACCATCCCACATCTCGATAAATTCGTGGTCATAGTCAATGAGTTCGTGAAAGTCCTCATCGGTCGCAGGCAATAATGGCATGTCATCAACGCTTTCATAATCTTCACGTTCTTCGCCACGACTCTTTAACCATTGGTCGATCTCTTGCTCTGTTTCAGGGACATTAATAATCCATGATCCTGATCGGAAAACCTCTTCGTGAACTACACGATAAGTATGACCGTCAATTGTTTTTTCGAACACATCATACTCAGCAACTGATTTTTTGTATTCTGGTTCCATTAAAAAGTGTTTCATAATATAATCCTAAATTGAGTGATTCTTTCTATACAATTCTCGAACATCTCCTAACTTCTTAAGATGTTTGAATACAGGTTCAACAAACACTTGCGGTTCGTTGTCATCAACAGCAATGATTATCGCTGTCTGTTTAATCGCAATGCCTGTTTGCTCAAAGAAAGCAGCAGCATAGAATGCACCTTGCATAAAGTAACTTTCGATCCATTCTATCTTTTTAGGTTTGCGACTTGTTTTGAAGTCGATGATTGTGAGTTCGCCGTCAAGTTCAGCGATACAATCTACACGACCAGCGATCTGGAATTTATCGCTGTACAAAGGAACTTCTTGTGCCCAGATGTTATTCACCCGGGATTCTAATACTGGTTTGATTGTGTTGAAAGTAAAGATGTTGGCAGGCATGAAACCTTTTGACCAATCCTTTACGTTGTTGAGATAGTTCTCGGCGAGTTCGTGAACAGCAGTTCCACGAGTAGATGCTTGCGCAGATATCTTGTTAGCAGTTTCTTCGCCAACACGCTTTTTCCACGCTTCGATTCCGCCTTTAGACAATTCGCCTAAGACGGTTGTGATAGAAGGATATTTATTTCCCTCGGGAGTCACATAAGTCCTTCCAGAAGATAGTGTTTCACAATCTAACTCTGGGAGGTAGTGATCTGTCTTTACATGATCAAACATAATATATTGGTTTTCCTTATTTAACTTATGTATTATACGTTAAATAAAACCTTTTGTCAACCGTTTTTGAAAAATAATTTATCCTGCACTGCCTTTTTGTGCGCCACCGGTGATTGTTGCACTATAAGGTGCTCCGCCTGCGACCTTATCACCAATTCTTGCTAAAGGCGATCCTTCATCGAATACTTTACCGCTTCCTGATACAATAGATGATGAATGTCCGCAATCTGTTTTAACAGAATCTCCTATTCTTGCGTTGCGAGGTCCTTCTGTGTTACAATGACCAGAACCTGATACAATTGTACCTCCAACACTTATTGGCGGACTATGTGATGGGTGTGCGCAGACACCTTGCGTTCTATCCCCTACTCTTGCGATACTAGGCATTTACGTTACTCCTATACGATATTGTTTATATAACCTTCTAATGTAGAAGTTACACCGTCAGATGTATTTGTGTTTGTTGCGGCGTCTGTCATTATTACCTGCAATTCAGTAATTTTAGTTTGAACAACCTCTAATGCTGTAATAGGAGCAGCACCTAAAATCGCTTTTGAATAATCTGTCAATTCAGTAGATCCTGTCGCTTTTACAGCACTCAAATCACCTGCTGTTGCAGAAGATGACTGCCCTGCTGTTGCTAATGCTGCATTCAATCCTGCTGCTCCGAACTTCAGGCCTTGACTACCTTTACGAACATGAGGTGTTAATGCCTCAATTGCAGATTTAACCTCGACTAGCTTGTCATATATTGCTTTAGTTTTATCCTCAAACCAATCATTAATATAGTGATAATTAGGTATAGGCTCTGCAGTTATTTGTATCGAGGTTGAATCCTGCGCATTATTTGTTGTCCCATTGTACTCCGATATTTTAACATAATCTCCTGTACCTAACCCGTTATCATTCCAGTTTGTAGTAGACCCGTTTAGCATCAAATGTGTCGGGCTTGACGGGCCATTTATGTCTGATGTAGTATACCAGACGTGTTCATCAGTTGTTGAATATTTTGACCGTATGTATCCGGCGTATTGTAGGTGCCCGGGGGTCGCCTGCGGGTCAGGATCAATCCTAAATCCGCTTACCACATCATTAGAACTAACAGAAACATTCTCGTCAAGTCTAATTACCTTACCGGTTTTGATAGTTGGAATTATTGCATCCCACTGTCCTTCAAATGTAAATAATTGAGGTATGATTCCTTCAATCTTTGCAATAATATCTTCTTTTGTAGCAGTCTCTTGTGTCATGTCTCCTAATGCTTGTACAGGTGAAACTGCATCAGTAGCAAATAGAAGATAATCCTCAACAATTCCAACTAAACTCAGATAATCACCCGCCGGATTTCCGTCTCTCCAGGTGCTTTGCCAACTCAGGTTTGGATTTGGATTTGGATTGCTCATTTATTATAACCCCAATTTATCTCTTTGTATGATATACGATTTGACAAGATCACTCCGTACAATATCTTCTCTATGAAACTCAACAAACTTAAACTCTTTCATATTTTCAATGATTGACATAAACTGTTTCAATCCAGATGACTCCTTAAATCGTTCTGATGTTAAGTCATCCTGTTTTACGTCACCAGCAAATATGATTCTACAATTCTCGCCTACTCTTGTCATAACGGTGTGCAGTTCCTGATCATTCATATTCTGCATCTCATCAACAACAATGATGCAATCATCGAATGTTGATCCACGTAGAAATGATGTTGATACAAATTCTACGTTGCCTCGTTGTTTGAGGATCTCGTAAGCATCACCTCTTCCGAAGAGTTTAGTACAAATATCGTAATAAGGTCCTTCGTAAACCTTTGTCTTTTCTTTGGCATTGCCGGGTAGAAATCCCATATCTCTTGATGGGACAACTGACCTAACAATATAAATCTTTTTATACTGCGAATTCTTTTCAAGTAATTCAGTAATACTGAAATACAATGCGAGGAATGTTTTACCGGTTCCTGCTATTCCGTGCATCATCAGGTTATGTCCATCTCTCCAAGCATCCAGTGCAATCTTTTGATTTATTGTCTTTGGTTTGATCTGCGCTGTTATGTTGAATCCTGATCCAAATGCTAAATTGTTGTCTCTATCTAATACTCCCTGTTGCTTCAATACTCTTTTTTGTTTTTTTGTTAATCGTGTTGCTTGATTGTTTGCAGGCATTAGTATCCTTATCTAGTGTTAATTGTCGACTTGTCACTCGCCTTAGAATTACCTTTCTTTATTGTTTTCAAAAGATCGTTAAAACTATCAGGCGTTTTCGTTACACCTAATTTGATAGGGTCACCCAATGGTGGTGCTTGGGATATGTGAGGCGACATATGTGGGTTATCTTTCAAATATTGCTCTCGTTGAGAAATAGACATAATCTTATTCTCTTCAATTTCACCCGTTTCAGTATTTTTAAAATCATAAATTGGCATTATTTGCTCCTATAAAAAAGGCGACCGAAATGGATCGCCTTTATAATCCATCAACATTATTTATACAATAGTATTGTAGATTTCTTTCCAGTTTTTTAATACTGGGATTTTACTGTTAGAATAATCTTCGTTGTGAGTATGTTTAACAAGCAGTGATCTCAAACCTAAATCGTAACCGACTTCAGCGTTTTTGATCTTATCTTCAACCCAATAACATTGCGTGTCTTTATACTCAGCAAGTGCTTCGTCTTTGTCAGCACCTGTATCTAAATAAGTGTATTTTTCGAACACAGAAGGACCAAACATTTCAATTAGGTTCTTTGTTCTTAAATGCTGAGCGTATTGATCGTTGCTCAAACTCGTAACACAATGGAAGATATAACCATGTTCTTCGTGCAATTTTTTAACGTATTTGATAGCGTCTCGTAGAGGAGGAAGTTTGCGAATTGTCGCACTTTCGTTAAACATGCGAATCAGACGTTTTATGTCTTTTTCAGGCATGCCATACTTCTCTTTCATTTGATAAGGACCATCAACAGCGATTTCATAACCGTGTCTTTTCATCCATTGATCAAACGAATACTCCCAATCGAGCAAAACACCATCACAATCTACTAGAATAACTTTATTTTTCATATTTTTCCTTAATTTCTCATTTCAGTATGTATTATAACACACTGAGCGAAATTGTCAACCAAAATATGAATCTTTTTGCCTAGCTTTTTGTTTTCTTGCTTTCTGTATTGCACTTCGTTTCTTATCGTAACGCTTTGAATCAGTTTTCTTAAATCGTTCAGAAGGTTCTGATTCTTCGTACCAATCACGAAATCCTTTCTTTTTTGACATAGTTACTACTCTTCTTCTGTTTCTTTTTGACCTTTCTTAGATGGTTTCTCAGGAACCAACCCCGGACACAATCCATTAATAACAGATGGCGGCAAACCCTTTAAAGGTTTTTGTGCAATCATATTAACCAACAACTCGGCGTCAGATGGATGCACCGATTCAAGCATTTCAATAAACATGTTTTCACGTTTTGCCTGGTTTAAGTTTTCCCCGCCAAAACCTTTAACGAAATATTTTAACTTTCTCGCTTCACGATACAAGGCACCGTAGGTATCGGGATGCTCTGTCGGCGTGAATGGAGGAGGAGTATTAGGAATATTAAATTCTAATCTCTTATCATACATAAGTTTTAATATATCTCTCAACTCTTTAGAATTGTGTTTTTTAAGATATTCAACCTTATCAACTTTCTTTTGAATTTTGATTGCTTCATTTACAATCTCGGCTATACCTATTGTAGTATTCATTTTAAAATTCCTGTATATTTTCCATTAAATGTCTTAATCTATTTTTGATGAAATAATTAAGAAGTTGACTCCTATCATTTACATCATCACTTTTGTATTTATCAATTGCCTCATTCTTAATATCTTCAGGAATCATCGACAAATCAATAAGCATTTCATTACGCTTAAAGTTACGTTGCACTTCTTCATTGCGATTTTCAGGCGTTCGCCATTCAGCAATGCGTTTCTTTGTGACAGGTTTTTGTCTTGTATTGACCACAAAACAATTATCAGCAGAAAGAACATTAGGCACACCATCAGACGCATCACCTTTCAGGATATGTTCGTATAAGAATTCATCGGGATCGGCATGTCGAATCCATCGTTTACGTGTAGGATCATACTGCTTCACGTTTGCATATTTGTGCAATTGAACATAATCCTTATCACCTGATAGGATCAAGATAGGTTCACCGATATTCAAGTCACGACCTTCGAGGTGAACAATCGCACCGATAATATCATCTGCTTCAGCAGTTTCGATTTGAATAACTTTGTACGGAAAGAACTCTTTTAACTCTTCACGAATCTTGTTAAGAGAGTTGAATATTGACGACCAATCCATTTCTGAATCTTCACGACTTTTCTTTCGTGCTGCTTTGTAATACGGGAACATTCGCCTACGCCAATAGTTCCTATCATCAGCACAAATGACAAGTTCGCCAAATTCACCGTGAAACTTCTGTCGATTGTATCGCAATGTGTTTAAGATCATATGCCGTAGCATACTTTCATCCAGTTTCGCATCAGTATGATTACCTATCTGTGCCATCAGATTTGAAATCATTACCTGATTAAGATCTACCAGGATCATAACTTACTCCATTATTTTTCATTATCATAAAATTATATATTCATTCTGGAAACGGTTCTTTTCGTATGGCATCAAGAATGTTGTCCAGCGCTTCACGAGGATCGTCTATATCAAATACAGTGTCTGCAACTGCTTGGTATGCGTAATCTTGTTTACTAGCACGATGAAACAATGCTCTGATTGATTCGACAATGCTCACAATATCAAAAACTGTTTCTGGGTTACCTTCAATATCATAACCCATGACTTCCATAGATTCAATAACTTCTTTAGTAATCACGT